ACAATGTGGGCTTGGTTTGTACCAATCACACCTACGCATCACAGGATATGTTTGACCCTGATGATAAAATCTCCGGCGGTCAAGGTTTCATTTACGCCAGTTCTATTGTTGTGGCCATGAAAAAACTCAAACTCAAAGAGGACGAGGATGGCAACAAGATCTCAGAAGTCATGGGCATTCGATCGGCCTGCAAGGTAATGAAAACTCGCTATGCCAAACCCTTTGAAGGTGTGCAGGTCAAGATTCCCTATGAAACTGGCATGAACCCTTATTCTGGACTCACTGACTTGGCTGAGAAAAAAGGCCTACTCAAGAAAGATGGCAATCGACTGATGTTTGTAACTTCAGACGGAGAAATTATCAAGTTCTTCCGCAAAGGTTGGGAATCAAATGAAGATGGTTGTTTGGACCGACTCATGGCCGACTTCAAAAATCAAAAAGAAACGGTAAGTACCGCTGAGGAGGACACAGAATGACAGAACAAGTGGTAAGTGACATTTGGGGAGAGCTAAAACGATACATCAACACTGTTGATCGTACCGAAGCAGCTGAAACAGTGGTACAGATATTGATGGACAATGACTGTGGTGCTGAGCAGATCAAAGAAGCATTCAAGGGCGATCGTGATATCAAAACGGCCTTGACCAGTTACCTGGACAACGACAAAGACTACGCCGAAGACGAAGATTCTGAAGAAGAAGATTACAACGAAGACGAATGGGATGAGTGATGTGGTATAGTCGCATAGTTGCTGGTCTGGATGCCATACCAGACTTCATAGCTCACTATGAACGCGAACTAGAAGAAGCCAAGCGCGAATGTAGAATTGGTGGCTTGGTCGAACGCAACATCAAAGAATTACCAGGGCACACCGAGCACAGGTTCAATCAACTACAAGAGATTGAAGCTGTGCTTCAGTTTCTCAACATTCAGTTGCGCAAAATTCGCAGAAAGCATTTTCAAAAATATCTTGAAGCCTATGCTCGCGCACTAACTAGTAGGGACGCTGAAAAGTACGTGGATGGCGAAGACGAAGTCATTGACTTTGAGACTATCATTAACGAAGTGGCCTTGCTGCGCAACCGTTGGTTGGGTGTGATGAAAGGCCTTGAAACCAAACAGTGGCAAATGGGTCATATTGTGCGGCTGCGCACAGCCGGTATGGAAGACATTACAGTTTAAATTTATGAGTTATTTGTTTACAAGCGAAAGTGTGAGTGAAGGTCACCCAGACAAAGTGGCCGATGCCATCAGTGATGCAGTGTTGGATCTTGTGATGAGCAAGCATGACAACCGCCTAAGGTGTGCGTGTGAAACTCTTGTGACCACAGACACAGTGGTAGTGGCAGGTGAATACAAAGGTATCTTGCACAACGAGGAAGTTGAAGCCGCAGTCAAGCGTGTGATACGCAACGTTGGCTATGAACAATCTGGCTTTGATTGGCGCACAGTCAAAGTCACTAATCTCATGCACGGCCAAAGCGCAGACATTGCTCTGGGCACAGACACGTTTGGTGCAGGAGATCAGGGCTTGATGTTTGGATATGCCAACAACGAAACTGATGCCTACATGCCCAGTGCCATATACTGGAGCCATCGCATTGTGGAAGAGCTGTCTAGAATTAGAAAATCTGGCCTCACCACATGGATTGGCCCAGATGCCAAGAGTCAGGTCACATTTGAATACAACGATCGCAGTGAACCTGTGCGTATCAGCAAAGTGGTGTGCAGCACTCAGCACAGTGACGATGTCAGCATTGAAAGTGTACGTCATGCTATTGAAGAAATAATTAGAACTATTCTTCCTGAAAACTATGTGGACAATCGCACAGAATTTTATATCAACCCCACTGGTCGTTTTGTTATTGGCGGTCCAGATGGAGACACCGGGCTGACCGGGCGCAAAATCATTGTGGACACTTACGGTGGCTACGCACCACACGGTGGCGGAGCATTTTCAGGCAAAGATCCCACCAAGGTTGATAGGTCTGCTGCTTACATGATGCGTTACTTGGCCAAGAATATTGTGGCTGCGCAAAAGGCATCCTGGGCCACAGTGCAGGTCAGCTATGCCATTGGTGTGGCACAGCCCATGAGCTTCTACGTGGACAGTGATGGCAACAGTCGTGAGCTGACCAAATGGATTCAAGACAATGTGGATCTTACACCACGTGGTATCATAGAACGATTTGATCTATTTAGGCCCATCTACAGCGAGACCACCAACTATGGACATTTTGGCAAAGCCAAACTGCCCTGGGAAAAAGTTGACCTGTTTTAAACAGCACTGTAAATAGCAGTATGAAAAAGACTGCACTTGTAACTGGGATGACGGGCCAAGACGGCCCGTATCTCGCAAAATACCTCGTTGAAAAAGGCTATCATGTATATGGCCTGGTCAAGCGTTACTCCAATCCCAATCTAGACAACATTCGCTGGCTGGGCATTGAGAACGACGTTGAACTTGTGACTGGCGACATCACTGATGAAAACTGTGTGAATCACATCATGCAGACCATCAAGCCTCAAGAAGTTTACAATCTTGCTGCACAGAGTTTTGTTGGCATCAGCTGGGACCTAAACAAACTCACAACAGAAGTCAACTGCATGGGTCCGTTGAATTTACTCAACGCCATACGTCAACACAATCCCAATGCTCGCTTCTATCAAGCCAGCACCAGTGAAATGTTTGGTAATGCCACTGAGCCTGGCCAACAAAGTGAAACCACACCATTTCGTCCACGCAGTCCCTATGGTGTCAGCAAACTGTATTCACACTGGATGACCATCAACTTCCGGGAAAGTTACAGTCTGTATGCCTGTTCGGGTATATTGTTCAATCATGAATCGCCCTTGCGTGGACGCGAGTTTGTTACCCGCAAGGTCACAGACGCAGTGGCACGTATCAAACTGGGCTTGGCAGACTCTGTGACCCTGGGCAATTTGGACAGTGCTAGGGATTGGGGCTTTGCTGGCGATTTTGTGGAAGCCATGTGGTTGATGTTGCAACAAGACACAGCACGGGACTATGTGATTGCCACCGGACAACAACACACCATTGGTGACCTATGTCGTGTGGCATTTGAACACGTGGGCATATCCGAATGGCAACATTTGGTCAAGAGCGACCCAAGATTCAAACGCCCAGCTGAACTCTACAGTCTATGCGGTGACAGCACTCGAGCTAGAGAATTGTTGGGATGGCAGCCACGCACAGACTTTGCAACCATGATACGTGACATGGTCGACGCCGACATCAAAAGACTAAGCGTGTAAACGGCAAACCCGAACGTATCTCCTCCACAGTCCACTCAGTGTGTGCCAGTTGTTCTAGCCATGCTGTGCGATCAGGGCGTGGAGGATTTTCTATTTGTGACAAGTCCCAATTGGCAACGGTGCTGGCCAAACTATCTGGACCAACAAATGCTGGTACACCTGCTATCAGGGCCTGAGGCCCCGGACCTGAGTTCCAATTTAGTACACAGTGAGCACTACTTAATACTCGATCAAAATCAAAATCGTCATAGGTGCCATGTGTCATTTTGGGTTTGTCAATCAAACACCCCTGGGGCAATGGACTGGCACCGCGTGGGTGTGGACGCACTACAATGGGACGATTGCTGTGTTGTTTAATTTCTTTTACAACATTGTCTAACCAGGCATTTATGCTGGGCAATCCTGCCCATTGCTGACTGTCATGACGTTGCATGGCTATCACAATGTTTGTGCCCGAGCGCCAAGGTCGCAAACTCAGTCCCAGTGCGGCCGCACGATTGGGTATGAGATTATCAAAGTTGTAACTGCCAATGCCAGTGCCGTTAATGCCAACCTTCCAAGTTTGTCCACGCTGTATCATGCCAACTTCGGCAACAATTACTGGCTTGCCTTGACGCCTAAATGCATCATAAACTTCTTGATTGGGGCGCATACGCCCAGTCCACAGCATACTCCAGATCACGGCCACATCGGCCGTGTGGTCATGATAAACCACCGTGTGTCCTTGAGACACAAGTCCTTGAGCAATGGCTTGAAAAATTGGCACTGAATTTTTAGCACCAAAATTATTAAATAGACTGATTTTCATTAGATTAAATAGTTATATATGTATAAAATAAACTCTCTGTGGTATTCTTCTGAACCACCAAATGGATTTTTTAGTGAACGACTGCAAGAGGTAGTAGATGTACATTATCAAAATCGTTATCGTTGGTATGTGTACAACAATATTCCTCGCAAGCGTACCATGATTGATATT